TCTTCAACAACCTTCCCTGGAGCAAATAACAGTCCTGCGAGAATTGTGTGGGAATAGTGTGGGGAAGACATGTCTTCAATCTTCTCACGGTTCCCTGCCCACACGCCTGTCCAAGTATTAACTACGGTTGTCCAAGATGGCTCGTCCCAAAAATCCTCATCTCCAAGGACGTAGTGGTCTGTTCCGTCTGTCAATGGCATGTATGGGGCAGGGAACTGGCTGAGAATAATCTTGTCTGTTCCTTGCTTTTCAACTGCTACATGATACATATCTATAAGTTTGGAATCCCATCCTTCAGCAAACCTCATGTGGGAGTCTGTCTGAAAAAAGAAATCCTCGCCACGGTATTCTTCCACGGCGAGTTTTCTTGCATATCCTGCACCCTTTGCATCCTTAGCATGTACCTTTACTAAGATTAGTTGATCTTCTGGTATGAAGTCTAACTTTGGGTGATTGTTTCTAAGTTCCTGAGATATAACACAAATTGTTAGATCCTCTGGTCTGCTTGCATTCTCGTAAATGCTGCGAACAGTTTTCACTATTTCTTCATCACGATATGAAGCAATAGAAACAAATATGCTCACTTAACAGGGTTCCTTTCAAGGAGCACTATTGCTCCATTTTGCTCAAGTGCCTTCTTTACCTTGATCATATACTCTACTGCTGCAATCTTTTGATCATGCTCTAGTTTGTAAAACTCAATCTCATCTGCACGAACAGTAAGAAAGTCATCGTGATCAAAGATATCTACATGAAATCCCTTGGGAGGATTTAGAGATCTAACGGCCTTTGCCATCTCCATCGTATACATTAGTTTACCTCCATTGTTAGGGACTCCCAAGTGTTTGACCAATCTTCTTTGGCCTTATGAGAGTTAAATTCCTTGTCTATTTTACCATCCTTCAAATAGACACCTCCCCAAACTCCCCACTCTTTTCTAGAAACACCTGAGGCAAAACACTCCTGATTAACCTTGCATCTTGCACAGATGTTGTCTACAGACTTGGCAAGTTTTTGATCTTCTTCATACTTGTCAAAGAAGAGATTGGTATCCATTCCTAAGCATTCTGCATCATCCTTCCACCTGTGCATGGTTTCTCCCTATCTGGTTTGGAATGTGCCAGCCTTTTTCGGTGATAGGGAATACTCTCTTCTTATTCCACTGTCCGTCACGATACTCAGCATCCTTTGAATATACCGCGTTGTGGTTTGGGGTATGCCGAACTACATCCCAGCCATCCCACGATAGACTCTCATGGTTAGAAACAATTTCTTCCATGACTTCTAGGCTACTTACTAGCATGATATTCTCCTGCTTCTATTGTAAAAATAACTCGCTTTATTCCAGCCCGATCAATTAGATCACTACAGCGTGGACAAGGCTTGCTATTTCTATCATGACCGTTCTTATTTACTCTTGCGACGTAAATAATTGCGCCTCGTACATTGTACTCTCCAGCCTCACGAATTGCAACCTGTTCTGCGTGGTATGAGCAATCACTTTTAATGTGCTCTGGAGAAACAATGTTTGGGTTGTTTCTTGTTTTGTTCCATCCTGTGCCCACGACCCTGCCACTTTTTACTACAACAGCACCGTGAGTATTTTTTGAGCGAGACTTTGTTGCAAAATATCTTGCAACATTAAGATATGCTCTGTCTGTCTTTGAGAGTATCATGGCATCCTCCTAGTATCGGAAGATGCCTACCTCTACTCCAGCCAACTCAGCAGACGACACAAGGCGCGACGGTCGCTGATTTGGCGTAGAGAGGAAGGCAAAGTAGTCAACGTTGTCCCAGTTTTCCTCAATCTGTTGAGGTGGAACCCTGTAGTATCGTACCTTAATGTTGCGTCGTTTTAGTCCTTGCTCAGAAAGGTTACAGAATTCAGCGGTATATGAGTTAATTGTTGCAGGACCAACAGAGAATACATTGAATTCTCCATCTGTTATTTCTGACAACGCGACTCCCATTGCACGCATAAATATCTGATAATCTGAGAACTCCTTGGTTCCCTGGACTACGACGTTCATTTTTATTCCTCTCCGTATGCTTCTAACTCATCTAGTATGATGAGAAGTTCGTTCAATTTTCTTTTTGATAAAGACATTGTATCAATCGGTTGTGCAGTAGAAAAGTCTGGCTCTGATATTACTTCTGCCTCATAAAAGACATTGTTTTTTACCCAGTAAGCCTTGTCATCTACTACTGCTACTCTGATCACTCCCATTGAATCTTCGTTGACCCAATCTGGAATTAGATCTTCATCATCCAGATCAAAGTGATCGTCAAAGTCTATACCATTTTTATTTTGTATGTATATTATAAGCAAAAGCAGCAATACTGTCAATACCCATGGAACAACCACAAGTATATTCATTAGCGATTCCAAGGCATAAATTGACCCATCCAGGTACTTCTGGTAGGCCATTCTGCCTTATCTTTTTCGTCTGCCTCAGATGCATACAAGGCTGCTTGCTGTCTTTCTGCTGCTGCTCTTGTTGGATGCGTTCCAACAATTTTTCCATTGTCTCTCTGAACCACTGTGTATTGAGATCCACGTTGCTTAATATCCCAAGGCATCAATCATCACATCCTTTATAAAATTATACCTTACATATTTCGTAGGGCGGGTGGGATTTGAACCCACAATCTTCCGCTTATAAGACGTATGCATTAACCAGATTATGCTACCGCCCCATGCCATCAATAATTTATTAAAAGATAAATGTTCCAGGAGATGATGAGCACTGGCAAAATTACAAGGATTATATCTGATACGCGAACCTTTTGTTCATTAATCTTTGTTGATAGCAAGTATATTGCTGCCAAACTATTGATAGAGAATATAATCAATGTTGTAATTAAAAATGCTAATAGCATGTCTATACCTTTCTGTTGTAGAAAATTTTATCAGAGCATACCTAGGCTGTCAAGGTAGCGAGCAACATCGTCTGGCATTTCAGGACGACGGCCTCTTTCATATTCTTCTATTTCATCTCTTTCATGCTTTCTGGAAATAGACTTCCAATCATGGATCTCAATCTCTTGATTAAGATTACGAGGGGTGTGAGCGATTGCATTGTATACCGCGCCTGTAACAGCGTCTGAGAGGTCTTTAGAACCCTTTCTAGGGTGGTCAACCTTCTTGTCAGATACGATACGCAACTGGCTCATTTCCTCCAACAGAATGTCGTTGTGAGGCATCAGTACGCGATCTTCATAGACAAGCATGGCAAGATCCTCGTAGTGCTTCTTTCCTACAGAAAGAGTGTCTGTTTTAATTCCTACAGACTTTAGTTCTTGCTGGATATCAAAGGACTGCCATCGGTCAAACGTGACAAGACCAATCTGAAATCCTGATCTTCTAAAACTGACAATCCATTCTTTTACTTCTGAAAGATCTACTGGACCTTCCTTGCGAGGCTCCCACCACACAATAGCATCAACAATAACGAATGGGTGAATCTGAGTATAATCATTCCACGTTCTCACTTCTACCCACTTGTCCACATGGGCGATAGCAATAGCACACTTGTCATGCTTCTGAGCAAGGTCAGCATGTAAATAGTATCTGATGTTTTCGTCTGGTTGCCACTTTGGTTCCACCCTCTTAAAATTATCAATCGGGTTGTGGAGACACATTGCCCTCTCTAACTTATCTTTTTGCTTAAAGAATGCATCAGTAACAAAAGAGGGCATACAGGCAAATCTTTGCATAGCATCTGCATAGTCTGTCATAAAGGCAATCTTAAAATCCTCAATGCTCCTTGTTGGGTTTGCTTCCCAAGTTGGCCTCTTGACAGCGTATACTCCAGGATACTTATATGAAAGAATATGATCTTCTGTCCACTCAATATCAAATCTATTTTCTGGTGAGTCCTCTGGCAAATCAGGATTGATTGTAAAAGTATGCTTCTTTTCTTCTACTTCCTTTTCTGCTACCACTTCATCATACCGCTTGGAAATAAAATCTCCTGGGTAGCGAGGGAAGGAAAGCAAAACCACCTTTCCATAGTCTGGGAAACGTGAATCAACTGACGCACGGAATGCCTTATAGATAGCATCACCAGTTTTAGCGTTTTCGTTTCCACTTGTAGACTCTTGTGCAAAGCCAGAAATCTCGTCAAGGATTGCAAGCATTAGGTTCAAACCCTCATGGCTCTCGCGTTCTGAGTGACCAGAATAAACAGTAATTGTTTTATCAAACTCTACACTATCTACCTTCGATTCAAACTTTCCTGCGAACCACGGGCTGCGTTGAATCTTTGTCTTAAAGTTCTTGAAGAACACATTCTTTGCCTGTTGTGCGTTAATGGCAATGTTGATAATGTCGATAGAGTCTCCTGGTGGCTTGCCAAAATATGCAGCAGGATCTTTTAGGCACATTAGTTTATATACTAAGTAGGCACAACCAATGGTTGATGTATGATCTTTTCCGCTGCCCTTTCCAAGTTGCAGAATGACCTCTGC